CTGGCTACAACTCTACACAGTAGAGGAGCAGGCGTGGGATTGGTCCATTTATAGGTTATAACTATAAATTCCCAGGGATGATGTTGTATTGTATGCTGTAGTCGTTCAGTTGACTATCTACATATTATGTGCCATGTATCACATATCTTCCCATATGTTTTGTGGCTAGCTTGTAATCACGCATGTATATTTGGAACATATTAATAAATCTGGTTACACACCTGCTAGTGTCATACCACGAACCCAAGACCAGTTTAGAGGTCCATAACTAACCTTTGGTGCATGCGGGGGTTGCCTTGATCTTCCCGCATCCCGTGAGGGCATGTCATATCTGGCAGTGGAAAGTTATGTTGAGGTATTCGTTTGATTACATAATAAGGATAAAATCGATATCCAAATACCATTGTGTGAAAAGAAAATACATAATTAACTACTAGTGTCGTGAACGTATAGCAACGCAATAGTGCTATGAGTTAATTGCCTAATGTGGATGGTAGTGGAACTACCATTAAGTCTCCACCAACTGTTTTTGTAATATCTAACTGCCCGTTGGTGATTTGAAATGTTGCACCGGGTCCAGTGATAGAAACAGCAGTCATGGAGACTAAATCAGAAGCTGTAGTGGAAGGATTCGACGTCGAATAAATATTATTATATCCAGGAGATAAATAACTGAATGGCGTCGCATTGCTTAAACAAACGATGTTAGGAGCTTGGAGTGTTAATCCGCTGTGTGTAACACACGTATAAATTAGCAGAAAGTTTCCACTCTCAATGGTTGTTGGAAATATAAAAGTAGATAAATCAACAAGAAAAGTGAGAGGGAAATTGCTTCCAAGCATGCTTGTGGGTGGTAAAGAATCACTTCCTAAGGCATGTGCTGGCAAATATGAATTCGTTAAAGCATAATGAGTGAATCTGCCAAGAAAAGGTGACATTATGGGTTTCTTTAACGTAATATCATAGGTGATATAAAGCTCACCAATCGTATTAGCCACCTGACTACCTACGGTTGATATTTGAAAACTTGCCATATCATAGACTTGTATATTGTTTGGTGGAAGCAATGCATCAGCGCGTACAAGTAGTTCCGTAAATGGGTTAGAGTTACGGGCGCATTCCAATGCAGCCATAGTGGACAGATCCGGGCGAACATCAACGGCCCAATCAGCATTGAGTTGGGCTTGTTTACTGGTAAAAGGTACTTGCGATGGGTCATAAGCAAATGACATAATCACAGTGCCCATAGCGGTGTTAGTTGATGAATAAAGTTGAGCTGACGTTGATTTATATTCAATTATCAAACCATTAATAACATACTGTTGAAAATTCTGCGCAATATTAGATAACCATGGAAAGGTTATAGATTGCCCAGGATTAATAGGAAATGATTGTGAAGAGAAAGCAGTATTATTAATAACGACGTCAGTTATAAATTCCCGGTGTGCAACACGTATTCCTTCCTTGGCTAATGCGAAGGTGGGGGAGGTTGTGTTGGATATGAGGGTGTTGCGCTTAACAATGGAGGCATTGGTGATATTGTAATCACCGTGGCCTGTAATTCTCGAGATGAATGCACCTGCTTTCGTCCCAAGATGTTTGCCAACACGATGTCCAGCTGGCCCGGCTACCATTCCACCTAGAGTGGAGCCGCCTAGGCCACCAAGCAATCTTAATGCTGTCGCGATTTTTCCAACCGGAACTCGTTTGGTCACGCGACGTTTCTTTTGTTTTTGAGCGGTTTTGCGTTTTAAAGGCATTTGCGTTTGTGAGAGATTTTAAAGTGCGGGGCTGCCAAACCAGCCCTAAGGTATTTATCTCTGAACTGACCAGCGGTAGTGTTTGAGGTCGCACATAAGCTTTATGCACACTACAGATGTTACAAAATACATCTTGTGCGACCGTAAGGCGATTACTTATTCTTAACAGGCGGAGTTTCTTGCCAAGTCCCATTGGCAATTTTCTCACGCCTGACCTTTTCGAAATGTGTTTCCGGTTTAACTGTAGTTACCGGCACGTATCTTCTACTAGAAGTCGTGACAGGATTTTGTTTTCTGTTGGGCTGTGTATTACCACTACCGAATGTTACATCGGCAAACAATCTTCCATCAGATGTCTTTGGAACCCAGCGCATTATTCTCTGACGTTGGGTTGCCATATCAGGCGGTCCTGCTGCCTGCGAACCAGTTGGTCCGGTTGAATTTGGATTTTCAACAACCATTTGTTGGGCATTTAAAGTTTTAGGGGGAAATTGCAAATCACCATTTACTACCACAGGCTCAGAAATTTTGGCTGGCTGTATATCTGTGAGTAAGTAAGCATTTTGGATGATATGGTCTATGGTTGGAGCAGCAGCGAGCCACGTGATGAATTTTATTTCATCTATTCCTTCCAAATCTCGTTCCAAAACGGTGTGCATCCATTCCGCATCCCGGTTGGTATATTGCACATTTGTAGCGTATTGGGAATTCCACGTATGTAATGTCATGCGAACACTGTCCACATATTTAGTATGGTAATTAATACCATGTACGTTGGCATTTCCCAAGTCACACACACGTTGGCACAGAGGCCCGAGGACAGGTGTATGTGGATCACACATTATTAAGCACCTGCATTTTTCATGAAGTTTGATTGCTGGTGTTATAGCGGGTGGGAGTGTTTGTGAAAGATGAATTTTGGACATGATACGTTTAATGTCACTGCAATTATTTGGATCACCGTACCAAACTTCGGGTCCATAAAATCTTGATAAAAATTTCACTCCCAGTTGCCCTTTGGCAACAGGTTCCGCTTCGACTACTTGTCCTATGCGTTGCGCACTTTTGAGATATAATGGTATATTCACGTCTGCATTTAACCCGTCATCACCTCCGAAGATTCCAAGCAACTCCCACGCACTGCTGGGGTTGTGGCCGTAAGAACCTTTGAGGGTGGTACGTAAAGTTACGTAAGATACAAAACAATTGGTTAGGCTATTAAAAGCAGACGTTTCAGGTGAGCCCGATGCACGAGTAAAATTTGTGTCGTACTTCGCTCCCAGTTTTGAATATCCACGCATACCGTATTGTTTGAAGTGTAAATCACTCACAGCGGTATGATATTCTACCTTAAATGCACGCAGCAACAATATTCGTTCAAAAACACGCATGGTATTGGAGCCATGGCCATCAAACTTACTAAAGTCTGAGTTTGTGATATATTGTTCTGCACGCTCGCATATTTCCACAACACGTTGCTCTATTTCTCTTGGTGTTTTACCAAAAGCATACCAAGGCTGGCGTTTTAACACATCATCAGAAAAAGCATACATCACTTGTGAGTATGCCAATTTATCTGATGGATTAATGGTAGAGATTATTCGTGCGGGTTTCGGACCTTGATATGGTTCTGCTTTCATAAAAGAACTAGTTCGTCCTGTAGAACCAGTATAATTCGCCATATCAAGTATACGTCGTTGTGTTGGTCGCATTTGTCTAATGTAGACTTCCTCCTCACTGGTGGGAACTGTTTTGTGCATGTATTGGCTAGGTATAAGTAGCTCAGAAAATTCATGCATCAATTGAATAAGTTTCCCATCATAATGTAGAGGTTGTGGTGCGACTTTAATGATACGCTCATTTATTGCGTGTTGTTCAGTAGGTGGGTCCGCAATTGGGACCCATGCCCCTTGAATGAAAGGTTTACAAAAACTTGATAAGACAGGTCTATACCCTTCACTGTTGCCATTTTGATCAAAAGTATAATGATAAGCTGCTAAGGATGTTGGGCAAATAACAGGTGGCTTATGGCCTGATTTGCTTAAATGGTATTCCTGCGAAATAGCAGCTGCGACTCGCTGTTGTTCATTAACATTCATCACACTAGATAGCAATAAATCATGTTTGCTTGTCCTACAGATGCTTGCTAAGTACTCATCAACATGTGTAGGTAGTGTGCTATTAATGAATTTTCCTGTAATGCCAGTGTGGGTCTGTAACCCATGTTTATCTTGGGTCATCAGACGTACAAAATTGCCACTAACTGGTTCTAAAATATTTAAATTGTTGCTAGGAAATAGAAGAGTAGCCATGACAGAAGGGAGGCCTCTCCATTGTTTTGTGGGGATAAGCATTACATAGTCTCGGTCTAAAGATACCGTTCGACGTTCAATACAATAGACTGTGTACGATTTTGGTAAGCCGAAGGCATTGGTTATGTAGATTCCAACTGAGTCCACACTCCAATTCCATATGTGATGAACAAATTCTCCCGAACCGTGAACACGGTAGGTGATTGACTGGTCGGCGTTAAAGCAGTACGCATATCCACCAGGAACATCTCTTGATGTTGCACTAGGCTGCAAAGAATACAAGAATGTTGGTTGAAAATGTTCTGATAAAAAAGTCGGCATATCCACGTAGTAATCAACATCAATAAAGATGTGTAAATTACGTGGATCATGTGCAAAAGGTGTCTCATTGGCAATGAGATCTTTTCCCCAATAATTTATTCTGCATCCTGCTCGTCCAGCCCGTTCGTCACTACGTGATCGTTGGATTTCATAAGAGGGGCAAGAAGTTTGTAAAGCTAATGAGCTTGCAAATGCACTAGCGGTGCTCCGAAGTGCTGCTTGTTCAGGATGTGAATGGCAACTTTGCGGCCGTACATAAGGAATATCAGATTGCATGAATGCTGATTTCATTATGGTATGGTCCGCAGGATAGTCATAGGAAAATTTAAGAACGAATTGTCGCATTAAATGATCTAATTCAAAGAAATTTGATTGGCCACAGGCCAATGTATAAAGATGTTCTATAGCATAATTCATACCGAAATTAATAGCGACGGCCATAATTTGTTGAGGTATGGTGTCATGTCGATGGCTAATTAGAAGATGTGCCGTTTCGACAACGTCTACGATCACTCCAATATACGTAGACTTACGTATAGTTTGTTTGTGTTTTGTTGTTTGAGCTGCTCTTTTAAACGTTAAAGTAGTTACGTTGAACAAAGATTTTAAAACACAGTGACTCATGCTGGGAAGAGCATTTGCCACATGTGATATGGTTGTAGATTGTTTAAAGCTTTGGAACATTATAGGGAGGACGAGTCCCTTTTTCGATTTTCACTTTGATTATGT